CGCACCGTGAACGACGCGCCGGGGGCGCCAGATGCAGCAATGACTTGCCAGTCTTTGCCGGCGGCGGTCGGTTCCTTGGCTGTGTCGTTGATCGCCTGCCAGCACGCGCCGCCGTGCGTAACCAATTCCCCGGCGTAGAAAATCCGATCCGACCACGGCAGGACTTTCCCGACGCTGCCGCGCGGACCTTGCTCCCCGCGCTCCCCTTGCGGCCCCTGCATGCCGACCGGGCCGACTTGCCCGGCCAAGCCGTCACGGCCGTTCTGACCGGGGGCGCCTCGCTCCCCGATCGGCCCCGGCGGTCCTTGCAGCCCGATCGGCCCTTGGGCGCCATCGAGCCCGTTTCTTCCGGGCTCGCCCTGGTCGCCCTTGACCGTTTCGCCCTTCGGTCCGGCCAAACCGGGCTCGCCGCGTGGCCCAGGCGGCCCCGGGCGGCCTTCCGCGCCGTTCCTGCCCGGCTCGCCTACCTCGCCCCGAATAGCCTCCCCAGCGGCCCCTGTGGGCCCCGGCGGGCCCATCGGCCCGGGCGGTCCGGCGATACCGTCGGCGCCATTGCGCCCGGGCTCGCCTGCTTCCCCGCGCTCCCCGGGCAAACCTCGCTCGCCCGGCAAACCTTGAACCCCCATGAGTCCGGCTGGCCCGATGGCGCCGTCCGCACCATTGCGCCCTGGCTCGCCCGGTTCCCCGCGCTCGCCTTGCAAACCGGGGGCGCCCCGCTCGCCTGCGATGCCGGGGGCGCCTGTGATACCGGGCAGCCCTTGCGGCCCTTGCAAGCCGCGCTCGCCGACGGCCCCGGGCTCACCGCGCTCGCCGCTCGGTCCGGCGAGGCCGATCGCGCCGGCTAGGCCATCGAGTCCGTTGCGTCCGGGCTCACCGGGCTCGCCCCGCTCTCCGGGGGCGCCGGGCTCGCCGGGCTCACCCCGGAGCCCTTGCGGACCTTGCGTGCCATCGATTCCGGGGGCGCCGCGCTCGCCGTCCTTGAGTTGGGCGAGGCGTTGATGGAAGGCGGCTTCCCAGGAATAGCGCAGTTGCAGCAATTCAGCGCGCAGCGTGGCAACGGCCTCGCGGCTTTGCGCCTCGATTACTGCTTTCTCGCGCGCCCATTGCATCCGATACTGAGCAACGATGTCGCCCAGTTCATCCGCCAACACATCATTGTAATTGCCGCTGTCGCTCCCGTTCGATTTGGAGTGACTTGTTGTGTACTCGTCGTCGGAATGCATCGCGTCCTGCCTCATCTATTTTTGGCGCCGCCGGAGAAGAAGGCGACTGCGAGGGTTGCGAGGGACTAGGCGGCGATGCTGGAATTTTTGTTGATGGTCCCGTGCTCGGGATGGCTGCCGCTGCGGACAAGGGAACGACTTGCTGCTGGACTCTCGGCTCGTCCCCGAATTTGACCGAGTCTAAATCTTCCTCATTTCTGGCTTCGTTGGGCGACATGACACCGCCCTGCACCGCTTTGACCAAACCGTCGATGCGATCCTTGAACGCCGAGCGCAACAGCGCCTTGGTGTCAAACTCCAAATAATCATCTGGCTGTCCATCCAAGCCGAACGCCATGCCGAATGCTTCCTCGATGTGGTTCAAACAGAACCCCAGGCCGCTCGCCACCCACCCCTGCATCAGTGCTTCGGTCGAGCGGAATGAACCCTTTTCGACAATGCCGATAATTTGCGGCGGCACGCGGAAAGCCATGGCGATGCCTTCGTTGTTCATCTTCAGCACTTCCGCCAATTGCGCGTCGCGGAACGTGGCCATCGGCAAGCCTTGCGGCTTCAACCCGCCGGTCAGGATCGGCGTGCCACCGACGTTTTGCCCGCTGGTCTGCTCCATCCAGCGATCCCGCAAAGCGCTGACTTGATCTTTGTCCAACAATAGATCGGTCGAAAGCACGAAGCCGGGCTTGGCTTGGTTTTGATAGAACTGATATTGCTGCGCCAGGATTGATTGCGCGGTCATGGCGTCGAGAAAAGCGGACGCGAGCGGGCTTTCGCCGCGCAGCGGATTGCGAAGCTGGTCAACGTGTAGCTTGATATGCAGCACATCGCGCGCGGGCACGGTCGTCAGCGGCCCGTATCTGTTCTGCACGATCCAATTGCCGCCAAGCGTGTAATGTACTTCGCCGTCGCCGTCGATCAACGCGCGGCAATAGCGATTATCCATCATGTGCAATTCGCTGATCTCGTAGCGGGCATTGCGCATGCACAACAAATACGCGTTGCCTTCCATGTAAAGCTGGCGCGTTACATTCATCAACAAATCGCTGATCGTCTGATAGTCGTTCGGCCGCCGCAGAATACGGCACAGCGCCGAGTTGGTGACGCGGTCGCGCCCGCCTTTGTTGTTGCCGTGCCAATGGTTCCCTGGACACATCGCCACTGTTTGTGCATACGCCGACACGCACGCCTCGATGATGGCGAGGTTGGCGCCAAGTAGCTGTGGCGTGTGCCCGTTCTGCCACCAGTTAATCGAATTGCCGACGTCAGCCGGCAGCCATCCGTGCGTGACCGGCAGATACCACGGGCCGGGACGATACTGGCCTTCGGCCGCCCGGAGGACGGCCGACGCCAGATTACGGATGGTCGCAGGTAGACGCATCAACGGTTACTTGCTTCGCATCTGCCGATTTTCGTAGTGATGCTCACCACCGACGTGGCGCACGGTGCTGAGTTCTTCGGCCGGATCGGGCCCCGACCCATCCTCCGACAACTGTTCAGGAGCATTCCCGAGGGCGATCTGATCGAGTTCTTCCTGCGTCGGCGTCGGACGGCCCTTAAGCCGGTCCTCGTATTGCTTGGTGCGCTTCTCGCGATCCTCGTCGCTCTGCTTCTTCGCCGACGAGGCCCGCCGCTCGCGCTGCTCGCGCTGCTCCCGCTCGCGCTGCTCCCGTTGTTCGCGCTGCTCGTGAGTTTCCTGCGGATTGTGCGGTTGCTGGTGCGGTTGCGGATTAGGCTGTTGACCCGGCTGGTTCGGGCGTGGCGGCTGCGCAGCCCCCTGATGCTGCCCGGGATTCGGATTATGCGACTGTCGTTCGTCAGCCATTTGGATGACTCCTCTGGTTTGATTAACTGATCAATATTTACCGATCAGTGTCTTACTAACGGGGGCTCGGTCGATTAGTTTCGCGAACCCCCGTCAGCCGCGTTTGGACCTACCACGTAACGCCGGTCATCCAAGAAACAACTGGACGCCGCATGATCCAGTTGGTCATCATGATCAACCGAAGGGCGAGCGAATCTGTTTGCCACATCGATTTGACCGGCGTGGCCGCCACTCCCGGCGATCCTCCCACGATATCGGCGGGCGACGTGTCTTCCATATGCAAGGTGGCTTGGTCCGAAATTTCGAGGCGCGGACCTTCTGAACCAACCGACACGAAGTCTGCCGCGTCCACCGCGATGGCCATGCCGAGCGGCACGGTTGACGACTCGATCAGGGCCGCGCGGCCGAGCCGGCCCGCGTCCACTTCGGCGCGGAACGGGAACAGCGGCGTGGCCGCAGCCGGTGGCTGGATCATGCTGATGCTCAGCACCTGTTGCGGATTCAACATGATCACCGGCTTGCGCACATTGCCGGCGGTCAACGTCAGCAACGAGCCCTGCAACAACTTGAGATCACCGACCAGAGCATTGAAGCCGCCGCCCGATGTCGGTGTCAGCCCGGTCTGATAGACACGCAGACCATTCGGCCGAATTGCTGTTGCTGGATTGTTGTCCAACAACACCGCATCGATCGCAATCGCCGTATCTTCAAGCACAGCTTGCCGCAACAGACCCTCGATCGCGGGAATGGAATGCTCATCCATTTCCTTGGTCCAAGTAGTGATCACGGCAACTTTTTTAGGAACAACAACTTGAGACGCGAAGGCGCCTTGGCGAACAGGAATAGGCATTCCTTCACCAACAAACGAACCCGCAAGTGACGGAGTCAGATTACGAGTTGGGATGATGATGCGCCCGGCCTGTCCAAACGTGAGCGACATTCCCGCCGCCGCAAGCTTGGGGTAGACCGAAAGCGGCAAGAGCACTTGCATGAAATCAGCATAAATTTGCTGAACAAGTTCCGCCGCCCAGCCGCTCACCGTCGTGAGCGCCGGGGCGCTCGCCGCCTTCAACACGATATCGCACACCGCGCGCGTCGCTTCGTCGTCGCCGTAAATCTTGCGGCGCGTGTCGTCAATCGACTGACCGTCCGCACGCGCCTTGCACTTCACCAATGCCGCACGCCAGAAGTAATCGAGCGGTTCCGGCTTTTTCTGCCGCAACACGATTCCTTGCGGTGCCTTGGTGACGGCGGTGCTGCCGTTGCCGGTGCCGTTGCCCCGGCGGCTGATCTCGCCAACATCTTCGGCGCCCGAGCCGTTCTTCGCCTCGATCGCCTTCATGCTGTTGAGATGCCGTTGCGCCATTTCGATCTTGGCGGTCAGGTCTTCGGTCACCAGCATTTGCTCGTCAGTCGGATTGTCGTCGTCCATGGACGCCAGATGCGCGTCGAGTTGATCCTGCAACGCGAGGACTCGCTTCTCGCCGTCCGTAATGCGTTTCGAAAGCAACATGGGATTCCCCCTGGTTTTGCTCTCATGGGTTTCGGCATGCTCGCCAGTGGGCTTAGGCGTCACGCTGTCCGGCTTTTTATCGGCATGCTCGCCGCCGGGCGGACGGTTGAAACTGCGTCGCTTCGTGTTGTTGTCGGCATGCTCGCCAAACACGAGACGGACAGTTGCAGGGCTTACGTTCAGGGATTTGGCCACGGCCAGCGCGTTGGCGTTGGCGGGCACGGCGACCAGTGAGGTTTCAACAAGTTCGTGCTTGAGATAGCGCACGCCGCCCCACGGGTCCTTGGCGTTGATCGGCGTGTGTTCGAGCGGCCGGAAGCCGACGCTGACGGCCCGCAGAATATCGGCCTCGACCAATCGCCTGATTTCATCAATGCGCGGGCTGGTGCCCTTCGGGGCCAATATCAACTCGCCGCGCAAGGCATCGTCGCTGACGCGTAGGTTCCGCCATTTTCCGACGATGAACGATTTTTCGTGATTGAAAAGCGCGATCGGGTTTCGCTTGAAGTTCTCGATATCCCAGCCGCTCGCTTCAACAATATCACCGAACCGATCCGCACTCGCGTCGGACATGATGAATTCCATGCCGGTCGCTGGCGTGGCCTGCGTCTTGTGCACGATGTTGCCAGCACCGCGATCGGATTGCTCATCCCAGCGAAGCTGGCAGGCTTGCGTGGCTTCGTCTTCGTCGCCGTCGGGATCGTCACCCATGACTTCGTCAACACAGCGATCAAGAAAATCGTCGTGCGCTTCGTCATCATCAGGATCAGGACAATCGAACTTGAGCGCCAGCACGACTTCGCCGCGCAACGTGTCCATCGACGCCTTGTCGTCCGTGCTCGGCGGCCCGGCTTTATCGATCTTGTCTTTCCACGCAGCGACGACGCGCGCCTTGATGCGCCGCGCCTGTTCCGGCGTATAGGCATCAGCCGACTTGTTGATCGCATGCCAAGCCGCGCGGATACGATCTTCGCTGTCGAGCCGGTAACGCTTCCCGCCATCAGCGCGATAGCCGGGATCGGCGTACTCGACGTCGGCGGCCTTGAGCACACCGGCCCGCACCAGATTGCTGATCCAGCCCGGAATCAGCGCCGCGATATCCTTATCGGCCGGTTCCTTGCCGCCCTTGGCATCACGCCACATGGTCAGGCAAGCAGCAACGGCTTGTTCCTGCGGACGCTTAGTGCCGCCGTTGTCGCCCTTCATGTCAGGAACACATCTGGCCATGAACGCGCTTTGATCTTCGTCTTTTCCGGGGGGCTTAATGGGCATGACTGCCTCCTAAGATTTCCGCCGCCGCGCGCGCAGCGCTCGGGCCTTGGTGTCTTTCCATTCGCCTTGCCGCAGCGCGTTCTCGACCGGGGTCCAATCTGACAGCGACTTGGCCAGCTTGCGCTTGGCTTCGCGTTTTACTTTCAGACGCCGCGCTACGGCATCGCTAACTTCCTTAGCTGCCGCGTCGTCGCCGTCCGCCAGAATGCCCTCGTGCAAATCGGCGTCTTCCCGCCGATTGTTCTTGAGCACGAAGAATTCTTTGCCGACTTTATGCTTTGGGCTTTTTGTTGACGTAGGCATTGAACCGCGCCATCGTTTCTGAATCATGTAAATCGAGAACACCGACCCAATCACTATTCAACAACACATCCTTGCCGTGCTCGCTGTCGGCGATTGCCCATAGCGCCTTGGGATCGGAGTCGTCGGCTAATTCGCGTAGCTCTTGCGCGTCGGATTCATCGATCTCGCCTGTGCCGCTGGTTTCTTCAGGTAACTCGCCGTTGTCGCGAGCCCAGCTAAACTTCTGGCGATCCGACATGCTGGACCAATACTCATTTTGTGAATCGCGAATGTTGTCGTGAAAGTGTGGCGGCGGCTCAACGTCGGAGGCATCGCTTTCCGCTTGCTTATTGAAGCCTTCGACTAAGATGCTTTCAACTTGCTCGCGCTGATCGTCGGTCAATTCCGACGTTGTATGATCGTCAATCGTAATGTCGGGGTCTTCGTTGCCGTCGCCGCGTCGGTCCTTGAAATCAATCGTCGTATTCTCCAACAACGTATCGACCGAGATCAGTGACGCGACTTTGACGGCTTTTTCATTATCGCCCTCACCGACCGTGATCGTGTGCCCTTCCAGCGCATTACGCGCCCATGTGGTCGATGGCAGAAACGTATCCGCCAAG